AGGTGTTGATTCCTTTACGGTCTCTACAAGTTCTACCTTGATAATCTCAGGTAGATCTTTGTGCTTTCCAATCCTCAGCATGATAGCATCGGCGTCGGCACAACTGAGTGTAGTGTACAGAAGTAATTCTGGTATCATTGGGATGAACGCTCCGTTCCGCGACTTACTTGCGTCCCCGAAGGGATGAACGACAGGTCTAATTATAGACCCTCATGTCCTATTTAGTCAAGTTTATTCTTGAATGCACACAAGAGTACTTGAACTTGTCATGCGACATCCAATAACTTTTTTACTGCCCACTTGCCCCAGCACTACCATCGTGATTATGAACAGCATCGTTGTCTGTGCCACAATCATGTATGGAACTGCTTTCTTTACCGTCAACTTCTTTAAGTTCTTCATATGCAAGAGTCATTATGGTATATATGTAGTATGAAACACCTATTAGTAAGATAATAATACTAATTATCACACTCCATACTGGGTCGTTGGCGTCGTTTAAGGGTCTTAGGATCAAATTCATTATAACGAGGGTTTTCCTTTACCTCTCTATCTATCATGGCAGCAAACTGGTCGCAGCATTGGCACCATTTCTTCCTCGCCTCAGGCGCACCTAATGCTTTTTTCTCCACAAGCGTTCCCACTCCCTCCAAAGTTCTGCACATTCATTTGATTTATGTTGCAGGTGTGGTTCTCGATACATGATTACTTTTGAAATTGATGTTCTAATATCATCCTGTACATTGAATCACGTAAGTACCATAGATGTTCTTGCTCTTCAGCAGGTCGAGAAGGAGAACCTTCCCAGTTTTTTATCCTAGTTACTAGACAATGATGTAATAAGTAAATATCTTCTATTGTAAAATTAACTTGAAAATCATACTCGTCCTGAAACTCTTCGTCATTCATGGATTTTTGGGATCGATGCCAAGGTCTTTTAAGTACTCTGTCCACCAACAAGGATCCTTGCTGGTCTTCCAATTAGGAACAGGTAATCCTTGTTCCGAATAATATTCTTGTAGTGCCTTATCTATAATCTGTGCGATCTCCATATTCCTCTTCCTCTTCATCAACATCTGCATATGGATTTTCCACGTAGGGTCCTCGTTTTCGTAAAGGTTCTTTCCTGACATAAGATGCTTCTTCATTAACTGCTTCAATCCAAACAGCAATTTTCATTACTATGAATAGTATGATAAGAGGTAAAAAACATGCAATTAATATAATAGGTTTCATTTATGTTTCCTTGTAAAAGGTTCCCAATGTTCCCACCCATATTTATGCACAAGATCCATTCCTATGATAGGAACAACTACTAGTCCTAGGGATAGTATACCTACCCCTAGTGGATTTTCCATAGTGTGGCGAACAAATAATATCATATCATATTCCCTCGCCTATGTAAACATCAGGTTCTTCATCGTCATCAATATACTCCGTCATGCGAAGTTGTTTGATACGTTCTCGAAGTTGTTTTCGCAAATTTCTTTGCTCTTCTACTTCTTCTGAATTTAAAGGACCCTGACGTTTGTCTAAACTCATGCTGGATAATCCCATTTAGTTATGAATTGTGTTTTGTGGGTCGGTCCCCAACCACCAAGATAGAGATAAGGAGTAGTACGAATGGGACACAACTCACCAGTACAGAGAAGATTATCAACGATTCTCCATGACTCCATGACTTCATCAGCGTGTACAAAGTGGGATTGGTCTCCATTAATAGCATCATAAAGAAGTTTCTCATAACCATCTATCGCTCTATCCTGGGGGTAGGCGTGGGTAAGAGTAGCGAGTTCAAGTTCATCACCAAGACCAGGTGACTTGATATCCATGCGAATGTCGAGATGAGGATTAGGCTGGAGACGCATAACAATACGGTCGTTGACTTCTCCTTCATATAATTTTAGCGGTGGTGCTTTGAGTTTGATAACTACCTCTACACATTGATATGGTAGTTTTTTGCCAGTCATGACGTTAAAAGGTACGCCCTCCCAACGCCAGTTATCGACGAATAAAGTACCAGCAAAATAGGTAGGAGTGCCACTGAGAGGATCAACACCCTCTTCATCACGGTAACCTTCATATTGTCCTAAGATAACGTTTTCAGACATTCGAGTTGCGGCAAGAACTTTTGTTTTCTCTCGCCTTATTTCTTTGGCATCCATCCTACAAGGTGGTTCCATGGCAATGAGTGATAGAACCTGAAGAATATGGTTCTGTAACATGTCACGGACCTGACCAGCAGTATCATAGTATTGAGAACGACCATCACAATCGATAGTTTCGGTTGCAAAGATCTGTATCTCTTCTATGTATTGCCTATTCCAAAGTGGTTCCAATAGAATATTGCTAAAGCGGGTGGCAAGGATGTTATTAACAGTATCTTTGCCGAGATAATGGTCAATGCGATATACTTGTTTCTCGCGTAAACATCTAGCAATAATTCCTGATAGATTATCAGCAGATTGATAATCGTACCCAAAGGGTTTTTCAATAACCACCCTGGACCTATCTGGGTCTTCGAGTTTACCTGATTCTTTGAGATTTTGGATAGCATTTGCATACCTCTCTGGTGGTACAGATAGAAAATACGTGTTATCGTCTAGGTAATTTGGAAGATTATGAAGTGTGTCTACGTTATCTAGATCTGCACAGACGTAATCTAGATGATGTAGAAACTCATCAGGATACTCACCAAGAGATTCTTTCCATGCTGCTGTTCCAGGATCTCTCCTAGAACAACCAGTAATTAAAAAATTCTCTGGAAGTAATTGTTTTTGCCATAATTTATGGAGTGCTGGAATAAGTTTCTTCTTACACAGATCTCCTGTGGCACCGAAGATAGTTATACCTTGACTAGTGGGCGGTTCCATTTCCTTTGTAGTCCTCCGACTCGTAGTAGTTATTCTCACCTTTTCGTATCCCGAAGTATATCGTGGATAGTACAAAGGGAATTGCTGTCCAAAGTAAGACATGTCCAAAAGTCATCTTACGTCGTGCCCTCCGAACATTGCTCTCATTCCATTTAAAATCTTGGACGCGAAAGTACCAAGATTGCGTGAGTTAAAGCGTTCATACAATGCACTGCTGATGACAGGAGCGGGTACGCCAAGATCCACAGCAGTGTGAACCGTCCAACGACCCTCACCACTGTCTGATACTCCCCCATCAAACTTGCCAAGTTCTCCGTCACGACGTAGAACATCAGCGGTAAGGTCAAGTAACCAAGAACCAACAACAGAACCACGACGCCATAACTCAGCGACTTCAGAAACGTCAATATCATAGCAGTAATCTGCAGGGTTGTCCATTGGGGCAACCTCTGCATCTCCTTCCTTGACGTACTTGGATCCTGCATTTGCTTCGTGTAAGATGTTGAAACCCTCTGCATATGCCTGCATCATACCATACTCTACACCATTGTGAACCATCTTCACAAAGTGACCAGCACCTGGTGGTCCACAGTGTAACCAACCATGTTCACTAGATGACTCCCAACTCAAAGGATCAGTTCTGGATGCACTTGCGATACCTGGTGCAAGTGCCCTAAAGATTGGAGAGCAGGTGGATACTGCATAATTTGCACCACCAACCATAAGACAGTATCCACGGTCCAAACCGTAAACACCACCACTAGTGCCACAGTCAATATATGAGATGCCAAGTTTAGATAACCTTTCTGCTCTCCTGCGAGAATCTTTAAAGTTACTATTGCCATGATCAATAATAATATCTCCCTCCAAACAAAACTGTAATAACTCATTAAGTGTATCCTCCACTGTCTCTGCTGGTACTACCATCATAAAAACACCAGGTGCTTTTTTATCAGTGGGTGTTGACCTAACTGCTTGAACAAGATTTTCAATAGAGGTAGTACATCCACTGATGTAACCTTTCTCGAATTGATCTTCTGCTTTCTTGTAGTTATTTCTGTAACCCCATACTTCATGTCCTGCTTTAATCATACGGCGAGACATGCCCTCGCCCATACGACCGAGACCAATCATTCCTACTTTCATCATTCTCCTTTAAATTGTAATTTTTAACCAGGGTACTATTGGATCTATAACTCCAATAAGTCGAAGCAAACCTTCAGCAAAAAGTGCAAGAACAAACCAACCAACAAACATTGAAATAATCGAAGCGTTACGATTATGTTTTCGTATTGCATCATCAATCATCTCCTGAACTTTTTGTTCTGTAACGTAGTGTGGTGGTTTAATCTCAGTAAATCTGTGTGCCATGTCGTCAACAATTTCCTGGACTTCTTGTTTAGTTGCCCATTCAGGCGGTTCCATTTCAGGTGGATAGTCCTTGAACATTAAATTTTCTCCATGGCAAGTAAGAGTTCTTGGTAGTGTTGAACCTCGTCATTCATTATAGCGATGATTTTTTCATCGTCAACGTGACGTGTTAGATATTCAGCATAAGTCATGGATGCATGAAGTTCTACCTCAGAATTTAAGTGATAAGCAGACACAGGATCCACAAGATAATAAACGACCATGATCCAATAGTAAATAAGGACCAAGTGATAAGCGAGGAATCTGTCGATCCAAGCAGTGTGACCTCCACGTCTCTCCATTTCCTCAAGGTGTTCTGTTTCATTTACTGTCTGAGCAAAGTGTTCTTTCATTAGATAAAAGTGTTCTTCTGTTCTCAAACCTAATGACTCTTTGAAATGAAGCACACTTAAAAACGCAAAATAGGGTGCCCGAGCAATTGTCTCAAGCACCCAAAAACGCTGCACATCCCGACCCCTATAAAGGAAGTCAAGGATGGCAACTGTAATATTCAATGTAATTTTATTAAAGTTCTGCATGAGCGGCGTCCCAATCTTTTTGGAATCTATCCAAACCATCATTGGTAAGGATGTGGTTGTACATTTCCCAGAAATGTTTAGGGGGCATCGTTACAACCTGAGCACCATTGTACCATGAACGAACAGCACGCTGAACGCTACGAATGGATGCAGATAATACTTGGGTTTGTACCCCATAGATACGATACAGTTCAGAGATTGAACGTACAACCTCCAGTCCTGCTACTGATTGATCATCAAGTCGTCCTACAAAAGGAGACACATAGGTAGCACCTGCTTTAGCAGCAAGGACTGCCTGTGCAGCACACATGACTAGTGTGACATTGGTTTTGATTCCCTCTTTATTAAGAGATCGACATGCTTTCAGTCCTTCAACTGTGCATGGAAGTTTAACTGTAATGGCAGGACCCATTGCAATATATTGCTGTGCTTGAGCAATCATCTCTTCAGCAGTATCAGCAACAACCTCTGTAGAAACACTTTCAAAGTTAGGGAATTCCATTACAAGTTGTTGAGCAACTTCTTGAAGGGTTTGTCCACTACGAAGAATAAGTGTGGGGTTGGTAGTGACACCATCGATCAAACCAGTTGCATTTGCAGCACGAATTTCTCCGAGGTCTGCAGTGTCAAGAAAAATCTTCATTAAATTGTGAGTGTAAATCATGATACGTGAACAGTTCCAATCATGCCTGCACCTTTATGGGGGGCACACCAATAAGTATAGTCCCCAGGATCAGAAAATGCAAGGTCAAACTCTTCACCTGGTAACATTGCCAGGGATTCGTGACCTAGATCTGGACGACCCTCCACAATAACATTGTGGGGTGGAAGCATGTTATTAACAAAGTGTACTGATTCGCCAGCATTAATTGATACTTCGGCGGGTTCAAATACTAGGTTACCTTCGTAACCCATTTGTACATCTACTGCCCACACAGGAGCAGAGAAAAACATTGTAGCGATAAGTGCGAAGATGAACTTCATAAAGTTCTAGCAACTACACTATCTATTTGTATGCAAAGCACTTATTACATACTATTGTCAGTGATCCCTCACTGATCTTCTTCTGAAATTTTATCTAAAAATGCTGCTCTTCTTTCCCATGTATCTCCACTGTCAGATCCTTTGACTGGATTGATACATGTCTCATCACCATAGTTATTACATACCAGACCAGCAAGATCATGAGGATCACCTAGTTTACCAGTATGCCAATAATGTTGACCGTCTATCCATTTTGCCTCACACTTGGGGCATGTAAGGAGGTCCATATTTATTGTGATGAAAGGTTATAAAAACTATTTAGAAATATTTGTTTAGAACCTCAATCCTTTCTTCTTCATGAGCAATGATATCCAGTTGTTCTTGAATGGCACCCAATACGTCTGGATGCTCACCAATACCTACTGGATTGTGTAGGTAGATCTCTACGTTTATTTTTGCTTTCTCAATATTACCTTGAGCATTACTACGTAGAGCATTAAGTGTATTCTCTCTTAAATTACAAGACATTAATAGAGTTCCTCCTC